CTACGAATTTCACGTAGGCATGGGACTACCCAACCAATCTCTGTAGCCTTGACCCGTTAGGGTGAACCGAGATCTCCGTGTGGGGCGACTTTTCAGTCGTAGCCCGCATCCAGTTTAGTAGCTGGAAACCCACCGGCGTTTTAATGTGACGGTGCCGAACCGTGCGGAACGCTCCAAGTGATCCTTCCTCTTAGAAACAGGGGTGAATGAAAATTCATCCCCGCCTTCGAGAAAGAACTTCTGAAGAGCACCGTAGCCTTCAAGTCTATCAGTGCGATAGACAGGCTCAGGAACCCATGCTTTTACTTCAAAGCGATGGAGGTTCCGGTTCCATCTTTCGATGGTCCGGAATTCCTGAATGGTCCTACGGCCCAAACCACTTGACTCTTCGGACAAGTAGGGTAAAGACCCTAATAAACTTTCCACACGTTTATACATGTGGTCAGCTATCTTCCACATCCCTCGTTTATAAAAGAGAGATGCGGTCGCAGTCCAAGAAAGAATGCTGGTGGCCTGCCGCCTATCTGACGGAGGTAGTTGACGAATGTAGAGGGGTGTTATCTCCTCTCCATCGTACGCCTCGACGCCGCAAGATTCCCTGAAGCATCCGCTCCAAAAGGACTTGCGCGTATTGACCTTGCAATTGTTCTTCTGCAGGTCATCGCAGATAGCTAGAGCATGTTCTACGGGAACGATTATATCGTCTCCGTAGACATACACTTGTCTGGCAGCCTTTCGGGCGCCAGATAAAGTGTACGGGAGATTCTGTTCTCTCAGTATTGTCCCTACACATATAGTGTAGAAGAACATGGACTCTACTGGAAAACAGAGAGCACTTCCCATAGACGCAAATTTCTTCAATGGGCCAATTAATTGACCCGTTGGAAGCTTTGCGTGCGTTGACCGGCATGCCAATATGGAATCTCTAAGATCCACATTGGAAAACATGTCGGCAGCTAGCGACAGAGGAACTCTATCACTAGCCTCAGAAAGATCAATCGTTGCCAAGTGGCAAAGATCCTTTCTAGACGCGATCAACGCGAGCCTCTGATTGACTGACTGGTCCGTGAAATTCACGTGGCCGCCTGACATATCAGAACTCTGTATCTTACCTACTAGGTAAGACATCAGCGCTTGTTGTGCATATTGCATGCAAACAGGCTCAATTGCGATGATCCTTGGTCCCTTCTGACTTTTCGGTACGGGAGTCACCTTTACAGGTAACTCCTGCACCGGATCAACGACCGTTACGTCCCTGAACTCATCGCTGTCGAAGGCGGATATAGAATACCCGTCTCCTAAGAGATGGAAGTAAGGTTCAAGACGGTCATGCCACCTCAACCAACGATATTTCTGATTACCAGAGATACCATCGGCGGTGGCACCAGGCCCATGTTTGGGAGCCAAATTTTCCAGATTAAAATCGGAAAAAGCGTTATCCCAAAGTAAGCGAGCAACACGACGAAAGTTATCGTCATTATTGCCGCCCTGTGCCTCAAAGTCAGAGAGTTCGTGCTCAGTTGCAACGAACCCTTCGAGCGATGCATTGACCCGCGAGGGTGTGCATTCGAGCTCCAACTTCTTGAATGCAAGACAGATCTGTCTAACGCATTTAATGATAGTCGGAATATCTCGATCAAAGCTTGTAGGGGATTCATTGTAAATTTCTCCTGTCTCCCGGTTGAAGATGAGACTGGTCATACCTTGCAAAAATGCAGGGATTGCCCCAGCCTTCCGGAAACTCCGGAATGCTGTTGAGTCTACCCGTCCATTAGCCAAGCTTCGAATGAAGTCATCGGCAAAAGACGGAAGGGTTATCGTAAGAAACGAAATACCCTCATTTTCAACCCGTGACCTGACCGTCGTCAGATCACGTAAATCGGAGGTGATAGCTCGACATTCGCTGATTGCATCTATATAGATGATAGTCAGCATCTCTAGTAACTCACTTACGTGGCTTTTCAAGTTGCCTCCTTACTAGGGGGTCGACTTCCAGCCACATGTCTACCACTCCTATGGTGAGAGCCGAATTGCGACGCTTGTCACAAAACGGCCTGATCCACAGGAGTGCAGTCAGCTAATATCGAACAGCATCGGCCGCAGGGAACTGATGGATCCGCCCATACTGGACGCCATTCACATGGCTCTCAGTGCTGGTCGGACAACATTTTGTCCTGAGCGGTCGAGTCGAGCCAGGTCATAAGACCTGACAAGACGTACTTTATGTCGGCGTCGGCGAAACCATTACCAATGGGCTCGTCAACGACGATGTACGCTCCAAAAGTCTGACGTGAGTTGGCCCCAGTAATGGGATCAGCTATCACGGCATACTTGTCGATTCTCACCATTCGTCGAACTCTGTTCTTCGAAATCTGATGAGAAATTCGAAACAAGTACGTACCATCTACGGTACGGTATGTGGAGGACAAGCCTTTGGATTCGATTCGAACCAAAGACTGAGCTACGCTGTTGATAGTTACTGACTGTGGATCTGCAAACATGCGGTTGATCTCCTAGAGTTAAATAGGACGTCAGCTTCATGGAACATCATGCATATCCTAAAGTGCATGAAGGTTTTGCTAGTCCATGACAGACATACCCTAGCGGATAACCCGGGTTATCCCGAGCGCTGCTAGGATAGCGAGTTGTTTCACAGATAAATCACTGTGAGACAGAGAGAAACCGAAAGGATTTGCTTCAGTCCTGTCTTTGGTAAGCAACTTTTGCTCCCAATGGCAGAACACGTCTACGGGCGCAGTGTCATCCCATAAATGGATGACACTGTCATTCGCAACTGTTAAGTCGCGAGTCCGCATGACGTAAGCATACTTGGCATACAGATTCTCGGTCAACATACTGTTGATATTGTCTAAGACTTTACCAACATTAGTGAACCAATCATATAGCCAAGTCCAAGGAGTCGCTTGCCAGATGTGCACTGGAGAGATCGTCGCACCGAAAAGGTGCATCTGAACTCTCAGAGAGTCAAGGTTTTGCATAGCAACACTCTTGTGCTTCTCTAACAGTGGATCCAGCTCAGGCCAATAGTAGCGGAACGCACCCTTAAACCATACGCTGTCAATGACACGCGCATAGGTGGTGGTGGCGCCCCACTTTGCCTGATTAGCTGGATAAGGAAATCTCAACATGTTACCATTGATAGGAGGCCACACCATAGGTGCGGCATCATTCTCATGGTGATCAAGGTTGATGATTTCATCACTCTGGAAAACGGGGCCACCCCTTCTAATGGTTCGACCGTTATCGCGTTTAATTTGCGCGAGACGGCGATCCTTATGTTTGGCGGTGTCTATAGTAGACCCGACATCCTTTAAGAAGGGTACCCAACCAAAAACATGGTTGAGAAAGTGGTCAGCAACCGGACCGGGTTTCATTTGCCCGGTTATGGAGGTTTTTCCTCCCATAGACCTATAAAGGTCCCGGAGGCCCTTTCCCGTCGTCATCAACATACCCGGAAGGTCCTGTAGTTCGTACAGGCCTACCGCTACGTTGGCGTCCGACAGTCTAGGCTTGTACTTATTCCAAGCCTCGGCCCCGAATGACTCTGCGCTACAATAAGCTCCGTCGTACACGGAATACCCATCGAGTCCAGCATTGGCAAGATTGCCACTGTGGATCTCGTCGGGCCCCATGGCCAACGGAACGAAACCACCCTTGTATTCAAAGACCACAGCGAAGGGTCCAGAGCCGAGTACACGTTTTGCGTGCACTTGCCCCTGGCTTTCTCCCTGAATCTGGAACCAAGGATTGGTAACATCCACTAGACGTAACGGCCCACCCCTGACGTATTGAGTGCCACGAGCAGCGGCCCAACGGTTCTGTCGAACACGTGGGTTTAGCTGATCCCAACATTTCTTTACGGCAAAGCGCCTGTCGCTAACGAAAGATGGATCTCTTACATGATCGGCACTGTATAACACAGTACCGTTCGCGAAGGAAACCGTCTCCGTGCCCACTTTGAGTGGGACATGAATATCGGCAGTTATCTGCCGGTACCTCGGTTGCGACGGCCGAGACTTAGTCAAGGACAAGAGACGTTTGCGTCTCTTTCTCCTTTTCTTTTTTGTCTTCGGCTTCGGTGTTAAGGGTCGTTCGCCTTTCTTACGAGGCGTCAACAAGAGGGTACCCTGAGGGGTATAATCTCTGTCGACGTTGTAAGGTGGGTAGCGCTTTGGCTTCTTCTTCTCCCTTCCCCCATCTCTGGGGTCATAGGGAGAGGATGAAGAAGTAGTCATATTTAACTCCTTATCCTTTCGAAATCAGAGGGTTGAAGTTATCGCACCTCCAGGAGACCCGAA